GCGTCGTAAATGCCGTAACCGCCGCTGGCGATGGCACCAGCCGTGGCGAGGCTTGCGTCTGCGAGCACTAGCAAAACGGGATTCTGAGTGCTGCCGCGGGCACCTTCGTAGACAAAAACGTTCCCTGAAGTATCAGCCCCTGCGGTTAGTGTGCGCCACCCCTGGGCAAGAACACCAACGTAATAGGTGCCCAGGGTGGTCTCGACACCCGCCACTCGCTTGATTACAGCAACCGTCCAAGACCCATAGCCGGAATCCACGTAGACAGCCTGAAGCCAGTTATTTGTGTCCGCGTATCGAAGCATCACGCCCTGCCGGGTGGTAAGGCTTAATGCTGACAAGGATGAATAGCTGGCTAAGTTGACATCCACGGCCACCGTGGTCGCGGTAAGAGTGGAAGACCCTATCCGCAGGTATCGTCCGTTATTTACCGCTGAATCCGAAACTGCGCTCCGATATATCCGCTGGTTCGTCGTGTCAACCTGGAAGTCATCGGCATCACCGGCACCGGAGTAAAGGCCAGCGGGTGCCAGCAAAGGGGTCTTGCCCGTAACCGCACCGGCGGTCTGGGTGGAGAAGTCGTCCATCGCCACAATCGCGCCCGAACCCGTCTCCGCAGAGGTCGAACCCCGCAGCTTCGTGTAGCTGTCGGCGGGCATGCATTCCACAATGTCCACGTCCACGGTCGGGTTGCCCGACGTGGTTTTCGCTTCGACACGGAACTCGCAGGTGTGGCCGCTGGGAAGCTCCTTGATGTTCACGGTGCCAAGGTCCAGGTCGAACCATGCGGCGGAACCCGGCACCGCCACCCACTTCTCCTTGGCGAAAGGACCGTCACCAGTGCGCCATGCGAGGCGGACAAGAACAGTGGTGGCTGATGGGTAAACGCGGGCACGAACCTTCCATAACCCCTTATGGGTTTGGGACGCCGCCTTGCACACCGAGATCTCCGTGGTGGCGAGGGCGGCACGGATGATGTTCGTCGCCACCGACCCGGCACGAGTGTTCGACGCGCCACCGAGAGCGGTAAGGCCAGCCGCCAAGTCCAGCCGCAGGTTCTCCGCCGCGTTCGGATCAAACTCGTTCTGAACACCCACCTCCACAATGTTCCGCGAAATCGGCACCATGTCACTGAAACGGAACTCCGGAAGCGCCGAAACCTGACCGGGAACACTGTCAATCTCAAAGTAATCAATCGGGCCGGCGAGGGCGGTGATGGTTGAACCGGCAGCGGAAGCGCCCGCGTCATACGCCACGTCGATCAGGGACGCCGACAGCGCCGCCGTGTGAACCGACACATACGCCATCTTCCCGTCGAACGGATCTGTGGTCGAGTTGTAGGTGCCGAGCTGGAAATTGCCGGGAGTGCCGTTATAAGCCTGGGCGTTCGTCTGGGCACTGACAAGCGCACCGTTGATGTAAAGGGACACGTCGTTAGTTGTCTCGTTGAACACCAACGCCCAATGAACCCACACACCATTCCCCGGCCAAGCCGAAGTCCAGGTGGTCGTGGTCGAGTTCTGCGGTTTGAACACCACGTTCTGAGAACCCGACGAAAGCTGAAGGACAGCGGGGGAAGCGACCGACCCACCGAAAATCGTGTCAACCGACGAGGACGTGTCCCTTTTCGCCCAACCCATATAGGTCCTCGAGGTCGAGTTCGTGAACGGGTTATACGCCGTCGTGATCCGGTCGTCCGTCCCATCGAAATCCGTGGCCCCCGCATCCGAACGGACCAACGGACCCGAGTTCGCCGCAATGCCACCGATCGTCACACCACCCGCCGCCGTGCCGTTACGGGCATTCGTTGTCAAGTCCGTGCCGCCCGCCGACACCCCAAGGGGCAGCAACATGGCGGTGGAGTAAAGCGGGGTCAGAACCAGCTTCGAGTACGAATTGCCGGAACCGATCAACGGGTACGACTGAGACGCCAAACGGCCATACGGCTTCGTCTCGAAGCTAATGGTAGCCTCGGCGTTCCGGTTCTTCAACGCCACACCGTCCTGCGGCATGTCCGTGATCTGAATCGACTCCAGGTCGTAAGTCACCGCCACACCATTCGGCGGGGTGTAAGCCAACGTCCCCTTGTTCAGATTGGCCGAAACAACCAGTTCCTGAAGGTTGTCTATCGCGTCACGGAAAAGGGCGTTCGTCGTGCCCCGGAAATACACGGTGATGCTGCCGGCCTCCGAGTTCGTCGGACGGAAACGAGCGCGGGAACGGCCCTCCGAATCGGACCCCTCCGCATACGTGTTCTCGTTCGACACGACCGGCAACACAAGCCCGCCATCACGAACATAAATCAGCGCGGTATCGCCAAGCAAATCAAACGAGCGGGTGCCATCCGAAAGGACAAGCGACTCAGCCATTAGTTACGTACTTCCTTCCGGCGGCAGGGCCACCCGTTCGGGTCTTGCGGACAGCGTTGACGAGCTGGCCGTTGATGCGGGCGTCGATCATCGCCGGGTCAACCCCGGCACCCTCCGCGATCTCAATAACCACAGTCGGGGAACCGCCGCCCATTGCGGCCATCTGATCGCGGGTGAACACACCCTCCCCGCCCTTCGCCATGATGGGCTGCTCACCACCGGGCGGAATGATGCCGCCCGTGTGGTACTTCGGGAGGAACTGCTCATAGATCGGGGTTTGTGCGGCAAGGATCGCGTTGTTACGGTTCGCCAAACCAAGCTGCTCGCGCATGAGACCGAGCAGTTCCGAATCCCTACTTTCCTTCGCGGCCCCTTCAACGGTGGTCGCCACACCAAGCTCCTTCAATTGGAGTTGCGTGGAGAAAATGTCGCCGCCCTTGCCGGTCACACCAATCAGGCCTTCCTTGCGGCCCGTCAGGTCGGCCAGGGCATCCTTCGCGCCGGTCAGTCCCTTGCGGTACGCGGGGAGCTTCCACCCCGCCTTCGTGCCGGGCTTGGTGGTCTTGATGAGGTTGGCGAAGTGATCGCGGACACGGGTGACATACTCAATGGAACGGAGCACCTTGCCCTTGCTGTCCCGCTGAATGGCGAGCTGGCCGCGGTACTTGTCAATGAGTCCCGCAACCTCGGCATCGGTGTAATCGGAGCCACCGGGACCGGACGATGCGGAGGCGTTCTGCTCGGCAATATCGATCTGCTCGGCGAAGTTCGCGGCAATCCCATCGTTGCTTTTCAGCACACCCTTCAACGGGTAGTCGGTGCCCTTGCCGGCAATGCGGTTCGTTACCTTCGTGCGCTTCTTCTCGGCCCGCTTGCCCGCCTTCTCCGTGACACGCTCGAGGCGCTTCAAAAGGCGGTCGTTGGGGTCCTCGTCGCCGCTGACAGCAACGTTGTAATCCAGCCAGGAGGCGAGGTTCTTGAGGGTCGAAATGTTGCCGAGGGGGTTGACGCTTCCCGCCGCCCGTTTAGCAATGTCCGTCAGGTGGCTTGCGCCGTCACGGTCAAAATCACCGTACTTCGCCCAGGACTTGATGAGGTGCCACAACGCGCCCTGCTTACCCTTGAGGGTCTGGGCGTTGCCGACCTGTTCGCGCAACTTGTCAAGGATGCCCTTGCGCTTCTTCTTGCGGGACTTCGACGGGTCGGCCTTGGAACCGCCCCCGTCTAGGTCAATGTCCTTCATTATCTTCGCGGCGTCGTAACCGGCTGCGACCCGCTTGCTCAACGAGGAATGGTCCAGCGGGCGCTCCCACCCGTCCATGAAACCCAGCACCGTGTCAGGGATGGAATCCATGCCGTTCAGCGTGTCCCTGATACCCATGCCGGTCGGTTGACCGTGCGAAAGCATGAAGTTGATCTGGGTGTCCACCGCCGTCCAATCCTTGCCCTTGGACGCGGCGTAAGCCTTCAGTTCGGCGTAAGAAACCGGCGATGTGGTGAAGCCGAAAAGACCGCCGTTGCCAGCACCGTCGTCTGCGGTGGTGTTCCAGCCCGACTCGCCATAAGAGTTGCCCATGATGCCCGCGATGGCCTTGAAATCAAAGCCCTTCCGCGCAAGGATCGGTGCTGCCTGCCTGACCACGGTGCCGCCACTGACCATGCGCCGAATGGCACCAATGATGCCGCCCTTGCGGAAAGCAACGTGCACATGGTCGTAATGGTCCATCACGGTCATCGGGCCGGTGGCGTAATTGTCCACCTGGTAACCAAGCGGGTTGTAGAAAAGTTCGAGGATGCGGGACGGGCCGAACCGCTTGAGGATGCCCTTCGCGGTCGCCATCATGTCGCCGCCCGCAAGGTCCACCGCCTGATGCGGCGGGTTATAAGCCGGGTCGTGGTAGGAGCCGCCCGTGCCTGGACGCAAGAACGACGAAACACCGGAGCCGTGAGCGGCACCGATGCCAATAGCCTCGTCAAGCAACGCCTTCACCGCAGGGGACCCCTTGTAGGTTCCCGTCCCGCCGATCCTGACGCTCGCCTTAGCCTTCTTCAGCCGCTCCCCGGCAAGGCCATGAAGGGAATCAATCCCGGTGTTAGCGAGATCCCGCGCCTTCGGGGAACCACCCGTAACCGTCGGCTTGACAATGCCACCACCCGCGAAATGCGGGCGCTGACTACGAAGCGCCGACGCCTCCGACGCGCCCTCCGCCAACTGGCGCTGACCATCGAACGTGAAAATCTTGGTGCCAACCGGCATCGAAGTGAGAACCGAATCCCTCGGCTCCGGGCGACCAGGAACAATCCCCGCCTTCCCGTCCGGGGTCTTGTACATCTCGCCCGGTGACACGGCAACAGGCACCCCGCCCTTGCGGAAATGCTGAATGAGCCCGCCACGACGCTTCGACTGCGGCTTGCCGTCATTCTTGAACATTTCCATCTTCTGCGAGAAGTCATCCCACATAGAAGTGGTCGCAGTAATCTGAACAGGCGGCATAAGCCGGATGTTTTCGTTGGCCTTCTTGCGGATCTGCTTGGCAACGTCACCGTAGCCCGACATGGCATCGCTCGCCTTGCCCATGGACCGTTTAGAGGTATCCCCAACATCCTTTATTTTGTTCGGCAGCGGCTTCAGCGTATCTGAAACCTTGCCCAGTCCCTCGCGCATAGCTTTCGCCCTGGAGGGCAACTTGCCCAGCGCGTCATTAGCCAAAACCGTGAAATTGGAGATGTTCTGGAGCGACTTAGCGAACTTCGGACCAACCGTTTTGCTAGCGTCACCAAGAACATCGTTCAGGCGCTTCTGCGTGTTAGAACGCGCCTTCATCTTGCCGGTTAGCTTGACCTCGATGTCCCGCAACTTCTCCGTGTCGCCATGAGTTTTCCACTCGACATTCCGGCGGCGGTTCAACACCTTGATCGAGCGGTTTAGCTGACCGAGACGGCCCTTTTCTGCTATCGCCTGATCACGCAAACGCTTGACGGCAATCTGACGGTCAATGCCCTCGAGCCGTTCAGCCCTCTTCGCCTGCTCCGTAACACGAATGGTCTTGCGCTTCGCCCGCTGAAGGGCGATCTCCCCCCGGATGACCGCATCGCTGCCGCCACCATGCCGCTTACGGGCGTTACTAAGGTTTCGTTCGGCCTCCCGTTCCGCGTCGATGGCCTTGCGGACACGCTTGCGGGCATGGACCGTGCGGTTAGATGCCTGCTTTAGTGACTCCACCGAAGCAATCCGCGCCTGCATCATCTGCTTGATGCTGGAAACCTCGTCGCTGCTGCCACCGAAAAGGTCAAACACCTTCTTCAGGGGTTCAAACGGGAGCACAAGCTTCTTGATGCCCATGTCAAGCTTCGCTAGTACGTCAAGTAACGGCCCCATGTCCATCGTCGCCAAAGCCTCGCTGATGTCACCCACAGCCTTGTAAACGGCCTCGCTGTACGGTTCAAGGGCAACCTGAAGCTTGTGCCAGAAGATAGTGAGGTTCTCGCCGGCATCATTCGTGCTCTTGGCCGACTTCATAATCGCGTCGTTGCCGGACTCGAACTCCTTGATGTACGCCGAAAGGTTGAAACGTCCCTGCTTGATGGCCTCCGCCATGTCAGCACCGGCCCGCTTGCCGAACACGTCCATGGCAAGGCTGATCTTCTCAATGGACTTCAGGTTGCTATTGCTGCCGAGCAACCCCATGACCTGGCGAAGGCCCTTCTTCGGGTTCCCCACAGCCACACCCAGACCTTCAAGGGTCTCCTTCAGATCGGCGGTCGGCTTAACAAGGTTGCCGATAGCCAGCTTGAAACCGGGCACCATCGTCTGTGCGTTGACGCCAGCCTTCTCAAAAACGGCGAACATCGACGCGGCATCCTCAATGCCGAACCCGAGGGTCCTAAGCGGCGACCCGAACTTCTGAACGTCGGAAGTCAGGTCCGCAACGGCTGCGCCCGACTTCTGCGAAAGGCGATAAAACCCATCAAGTGTCTTGGTCTGTTTCTTGACCGGCACTTCCCAATCCACAAAGGCGCGGGAGATGCCGCGGACGTTGCTCTCAAGGTCGGTGTCGGTGATCCGTGACAGCTCCACAACCTGCCGCGTCAACTTCTGGAGCGGCTTGCCCGTAAGTCCGAGCCTCTGGTTCAGCCCGGAAATGGCCGTGGCAACATCGTCCATGCCGGCGGGCACGGTCGAGTAAACCTTCTTGAAATCTTTTTCGAGGCCTTGAAGCTGCTTGCCCGTCTTGCCCGTACCGACACGGATCTTGTCGTAGGCATCATCGAACTGCTTGCCGAGGTCGTAAAGTGCTTTGGTGACAGCCGCGCCGCCCACTGCAGCAGCAAGGGCCGCGCCAATGGCGAGGCCCCCGGCCTTGCCCATCTTGCCAAGTTTGGCAGGGGCAAGAGGGGAGGCGAGACCTGACTTTAGCTGTGAATAATCGCCCTGAAACTGGACAATCGCGCGACCTGCATCAGCCATATCTCACCTCCTTACTTGTTGAAGAACGCCGAAATTGCGTTCGGATCTGTTTCGACCGGCACGGGCGGCTTGTACGCCACCCAGACGGCTGCTTCACGAGGCAGGTGTTGGATCAAAACCCACAACCTGCGACAACCAGCCGACACCACTTCGCGGCCTAGGTTCAGGCCGTAATACCTTTGAAAATCGGCCTCGACCGCATCCCAGCAATCATCCTCCAGGATGCGGCCAAGGCTGACTATTCCCCCGCCGACACCTCGTACTTGTCCATGATGGACTTGACCAGATCGTTGCCCTGGTCGATGTCGAGACCGGCATTCCAAACCTTCTCGGCCTGCTCGTCACCGAGCACGGCACGGAGAACACCGTCAATGTCGGGGTCGTCACCACTGATGAACTTGGTGACGAGGAACGGCAGCTTTGCCGGAAGCGTAAGCGTCAGCCCGTGGGCCTTCAGCGTCTTCTTCCGACCCTCACTTGAAGCTGTATCTGCTTTGGTCATGGTTCAGATCACGAACCCAGGCCGAAGCTGGCGTCGTCAGTGAGGAGCGCCACGCCGGTGCTGTCAGAGGTGGTGGACGAAAGCGCCTTGAAGCTGATCGGGAGCTGCGCCAGGGCGGTCCTTGACAGGCTCACTTCGACCGGCTCGGTAACCGTGCCACGGTCGAAACACACCTGGTAGTTCCTGCCGTTGTCCGACCAGCGGAGCAGCAGCGACTTCTCAGCCACGTCATCGGCCCCGGTCGGGAAGTTGTACTTCCAAACGGATGCGCTGACGTTGGTGATCGAGCCACCACCGAAAGCGAACTGGAAGTTGGACTTCTTCCATTCCTGAAGCACGAACGTTGCGGTGACTTCATCGGAAACAACATCGCGGCGGACGGCGTTGCGACGCTGCCACGACTTGAACTCCTCGGAGGTCTGCCCATACGAGAAGGACGCGCCCTCTTCGGAAATGAGACCCACTTCGATCCACGGAGCGGACGGGGTGACCGCCGGGTCCACGGGTGCGGTTGTGCCGACAGCGGCGACGTAAACAGAACCGCCACTTCCGACAACTAGATTGTCTGTATCAACAGCCATTGTGATTCCTCCTTGCCCGAAGGCAGGTTGATTGGTTCGCCCTCGGGGGCGTTATGCGCCAAATGGCGCGGGGGGATAAGTTCAGGCAGGCTTGGAAGTGGGGGCGAACTGAAGCCCCACGTTTCCGACAGCCGTGCGGAGGGGCGCGTACGCCTCGTTATTGACGCTGCCCCATTCGTCCATGTGTCCGCCGGGGTCCACGTTCACCACGTAAACATCCATGTGGATGCGGGACGATTCGTTGCGGGCGAGTACCGCGCCGTCCTCGCGCATGAAGCGGTGACGAAGCAGGTTCGCTTCCTCCGCCACCGCGTCGGCGGCATCCTCGAAAACCTTGACGGTTTCCGGGTCCACCTCGAGCTCGGCAATGAAGGACGGGTTAGGGATGAACGCCCTCACGACCCGACCGCCTGCCGTGCGTAAAGATGGGTGTCCAGCATGTACCTTTGGCGGGAAGGCTTGAAGGCCGGGTCGGGCAGGCGCATGGCGTTCGTGAACCTGACGGCGCTAACGCCCTGGTCAAGTTCCGGCCATGCCGTTAGCGCGTCACGCAGGTCTTGGTAATACCCTTCCGCCTCGGGCTGTCCCTCCGGGCCGTCCGTTCCGGCGTAAACGTCGAACTGGACATGGAAGTCATGGAAATAGTCGGCGTTCTGGTTGCCGGCGGTGCGGGTTCCGAGCATTGTCACCTTGATCCACGGCTGGGTTTGATTGTCCGGGGTTTCCGGGGTGATCGCAATGCCCAAGGAAAGGCTGTTCAGGTAGGTGAAAACCAGACCCTCGATGTTGACGGTGCTCACGATCCGCCTCCGGTTCCGACCCTGACTACGTTGGCCTCAACGTGGCTCATGGTTTGTGTGCGCGGGTTGCGTACCGCCCATGCCTCGCCGTCCACCTCGTACTCCAGGCCGTCGACGGAAACAACGTCGTCCGCATCAATCTCGGTGCCGACCGGGAAGAAAATGCGCCAGCGGGTCTTGCTCATGTCGTTGTCCCCCGCGTTCTCGTTCGCCATGTCCTGCTGGATCTCGCAAACCGTGGACGTGACGGACTCCGCACGGTCCTTCCAGCCGAACTCGTTGGGGGTGGACCCCGGCGAGCGGCTGATAATGGAGCAGGGTTTATTGATGAGCTGCGTGAGGGACATCTATCTCCTTCAAAATTGAGCGCATCTGCTCGGGGTCACGACGGGCGGCGGCGTAGCGCCTCATTAGTGCCCAGTTCTCATGTGAGCCCTTGCGACGGGAAAGGCGCTGCTGCGGCGGGTGCCACAGGTGAACAAGATCGGCCTCCCCTAGATACGGCTGGCCGGCAACGGTGGTTAGCGCCAGTGCCCAGGACTCATCTTCTTGACCAACTAGCCCCATCCCGTAAAGCGCGAATCAAGTGGGATGGAAAGGATCACCTCCCTTCGGGCAACCACGAAGCCGCCACCGGCAACGCCCCGGTACACCTCCCGGTCAAGTGATTGCTCCCGCCAGTCCCCGCCGTTGTAAACGGCCTCAGTGCCCTCCTCGCTCAACCTGTGAACGTCCCTGTGCGGTTTCGCCCACGGAGCGCCCATCTCAACCGCACGAATGGCCTCCTCCAGGCCGTCAGTTACGCAGTCCGCGTCGGCCACGACCACGACGTCTGCGCGGGACCGGGCGACTGCGGGCATTACCGCGTTCGCCTTTACCCACGGCACTGAACCATGCGCCACCGTGAAAGGGAGACGCAGACGGGAGGTTACGTAGCCAAGAGCGCGGGTTCGGTGTGGGCAACCGGGAAGCCACGGAATTACAACTTCGGCAGAGGACATGGATCAAGCACCAGGGCGGCCTGCCGTTCGTCCCCGATGACATGCTCAACGGTCGGGTCCTCACGGTAAAACCATGTGTGAAAAATCTCGGCAATGCCCTCCTCGCCGCGGGCCTCGAGGATCTGCCCGTACTGACGCCAGTGAGCCCCGACCGATTCCGGCAGGTTGCTTGCGGCATACGCGGCGGCACCGTTACGGACCTTCGACACGAACTGCTCAACGGAGCGGTAAGGGAAGTGCCGGACCTGCGCCACGTTCGTCACCGTTTTCGGGTGACGGTTGCCGGCGAAAGTGGCGGAATGGTTGCCCTGGTGGATCGTCATGCCGTTAGCGGGCCTGAGCGCGATCTTGCGAAGGGGTGCCTGACTAGCGCGGCGGTAACGGATGCGGTTGACCGGCGGGGCACCCAACGGGTCCAGTCCGGTCGGCACATGATCGAAAAGGGGTGCTTCGGAAATGAGAACGTCGGCGGGGAGGGCGGTCAACGTGTCAGCCAGCCGTCCCGACGTGCCGATGTGGATTTCGTCGGCGTCGAACGGCACCACCCACGTTGCGCCGTTGTCCTGGCACATTCCGGCGAGCATCGTCATTTTCTCCGACTGGTGGTAGGCAACCTCGCGGTCGTCCAGCACCGTCACTTCAAGATCCTCAAGGATCTCGCGGGTGCCGTCCGTGGAACCGTTGTCCATGACAACCACCTCGTCCACTTGCGACTTCATCCAGCCGACCGATTGGGCGATGATGTCGGCCTCGTCCTTGACCATGGCGATTGCGTAAACCATCAGTACCCGTGACCCGCCCTTTCGTCTCCGATGTGGTGAACTTTCGGGGCGTCAAACTTGCCGCCCCAGAACGTCGAGACCACATGCGGGTCCTTGAAAAGTTCGATGCTGAACTTGCCCTCCGACCTGTCCTCCTGCGGCCATCCTCGTTCCGCTATGTCGCGGCGGTAGATGCTCGGGTTGGTCGTGAAGAACTTGCGGTGCGCGGTGTAGGCATGGCCGCCATGCTGGCCCTCCTCGAAAGAGTCCGGGGCAAGCTCAACGATGCCCCCTGCGGCCTTCTCCGCCTCGTTCCATGGCTGCCGCTTCAAAGCTACCTGCGAGATATGCGGGTCGCTCACAAGTGCTGCCATGGATTCAAGGTCGATGCGTTCGTTGAAAACGAAATCCGCCTCAAGGTGAAAGATCAACTCCGCGTCCGTCTCCAGAATCCGGTCCCAACCGGCCTGTACCGCCCCGGCGAACCCCAGGCGGTGCTCGCGGTCATCGACCAGCACCACCTCGTGCGGGGAAGGCAACGCCACCATTGCGGAGCACATCGTCCGGGTGAGGTAGTCGTCACGACCGTCTGTTATGAGGAGGAGTGTGTATTTCAAAGTTTGATTTGGGACCGGAACCCAAGGCGGGCGGCTGCCGGGTCCGGGTCCTGCGGCATTGAGTCCGGATCGACCGGGTTGCGTGGGGCGAACACCCTGCCGCAATCGAAACGGTCAGCCAAGTCAATGATCGGTGTCTGAACCCCCGTGCAGACATCCATTGTGTGCCCGTCCCCCGCGTCCGACTCGGCGGCGAGGCAAAGGGCGCGGGCCACGTCGTCCACATGAACGAAATCGCGGGTCTGGGAGCCGTCGCCGTCAATGCGGATTGGCTGACCGGCACGTTCGGCCTTCTGCCATACGGCTAGGACACCGGGCTCCACACCCCAATCCCTTTGCTTCGGGCCGTAAACGTTGGCGAAGCGGAACCGGGTGGCGCGGGGAAGGATCTGTTCACACGCCCACTTGCTGCCGGCGTAGGCCCCCAGGAGGGGATCGGCGGCAACGCAGGTGGAGGAGAACACGATGCGACCCTTGAAGATCTCGGTCAGGTGGGAGGTCGCCACAAGATTGCGTTGCCACACCTCGGCGTCCTCGGGCCACCGGGCGCAAGCCATTGCTGCTAGGTGAATAACCACGTCGGCGTCAATCGCCTCGAGCGCCCTAACGTCCTTGGCTTGCCAGCGGATACCGGCGGGGACGTTGCTGACGTTGCCCATGGAAAGGTCATCGCAACCGGACACGTCATGGCCCCGGTCTCGGAGCTGGCCCGCCACGGTCGAGCCGATGAAGCCCGCGATGCCCGTGACGTGAACCCTCACGACGCCATCCAGTCAAGGAGGCGGTCGCGGTGCGTGTCTCCCACGGCGGCACCGAACAAATGCCAGCGGCCCACGTTGAAACCAATGTCGTCCATCGCCTGCCGCGTCTCCCACTCACGGTGTTCCTGGCCGGGGACGTTCTGAACGTCGAAGCAGACCGTGACGGAATGGATCTTCCAAATCTCGCCTGACTCAACAAGGTCACCGAGAATGTCCACCTCGGAGCCCTCGCAGTTGATCTTGACGTAAACCTCGTCGCTGTCGGTCAGGTTGCCCTCAAACCATTCGGTCGCGGACACAAAATCGCACTCCGTAACCACACCCTCGTCCACGGTTGCCCCGGTCGGGTAGACGGACGCCTCGAGGTGGTCGTTGCCGCCGTAAACGGGAAGGGTGGCGGTGACGTTGCTAAGTCCGAAGTTCAGGAGGGTGATGTCCTCACGGTCACCGAAACGCTCAACCAGTCGGGCGTACTGTTCCGGCATCGGCTCAAAAGCGAAGATGCGGTCGAAGTCCATGTCAGAAACCGCCTCAACGGTCTGACCCTCATGCGCCCCAATGTCAAGGAAGATCCTCACCCGTAAATGCTTTCGATGATCTGGTGGTGAACCTTGTTGCGTTCCTTCACGGACGGTCCCCGGTTACGGGAGTCGTTGCGGACGTGCGCCCGGTAGACCGCCTCCGGTATCGCCTCCACCGTGCCGCGGGCAAGCCAGCAGCGAAGCCACAGGTCCCAATCCTCATAGACGGGGAACTCGCGGAACCCACCGACCGACTTGACAAGCTCTGTGCGGGCAACCGTGCCGATGACCAGCCAGTTACCGGACGGCAAGCACTCGCCGTAACAGGCATGGCGGTGGCCGGCGACCTTCGGAACGTAAGGGGATTGGGTGTGCCCGTCCTGGGTGTATTCCACCGCGGGGGCGCGAAGATCGGCGGTGCCCTCGTTCATCGCGTCGAAGTAGCCGGGGGTCAGTTCGTCGTCGGCGTCAAGGAAGCAAACCCATTCCGTGTTGACCAACTCGAGGCCCGCGTTGCGGCTCTGCGCGAGACTTTCGCCGTGGTGGTGGATGTACGGGACGCCCTGCGGGACCGACGGTGCGGCCCGTTCGGTCGCCCAAGTGCGGTACTGCTCATCCCCGAAGGTGCCGATGACAACCGTTACCTCCACATGCGCCTCCGGTTTCTGAATAGCAACTTGTCCTCTTTCGCCCGTGCCCTGCCCTTGCGGTATGTGGCGTCGTCCTCGGACTTGTCGACCATCGGATGAAAGTGCTCCACGATTGAGTCCGTGGCGAAAGCGATCCGACGGCGATGCGTGGCCGTGCCAACCAGCTCGTCGTCACAAAACCAATGGTGGTACGCCTCGGAGAACGGGCCGCGCTCCCCGTCGATACAAGGGCGTTCCGCATACTCGCGGGCGATAAGGAAATGGGTGGCGTGGAAGCCGAGCTTCACCCGGTCTGAACACAGGTCGTTCGTGCCGACAACCTGGACCTTGTCGACCATGCGGGCAAGTGCCGTCTCAAACCAGCCGGGGTGGAAGTGAAGGTCATCGGCGGCGGTGAAAACGTAAGGGCGGTCGGTCCGGGTGACCGCCTCGTTGATCTTCGCCGCGTACCCGCCGGCATAGGTAAGGAAGTCCGCGCCCTCGTCCTCGAGCGCATCCAGTTCGGCCTCGTCGTCGGGGTCGGCTATGAAAAGCACCTCCGCTTTCGGTGTGGCGGCAAGTGCGGAATCGAGTAGCGGCCTGACGCGGTGTGGCCTCCCGAGCACCGGGACCAGAATGGAAAGGTCAGGGCTCAAGCAGCCCCTCGAGGTAATCCTCTGTGAACGTCGGGGTGCGAACGTCGTAGTTGAGTGAGCCGACGGTGCGGCGCACGATGCGGCGCTCAATGTTCGTCAGCGCGAAGGCGGTGGTGGCCTCCTTGTTGAACGACTTCATGTACTGGTACGAACCGATCTGCTCCGACTGGCTGGTCAGCCCCTCCGAGTTGGCGAGCGCCCTGCCGACCAGTTCGATCGTCAAGCCCTTGATGATGTCGGGAACAGGGTTGAGTGCCGCCGCCCAAGCGTCATCCTTCAACGCCGCGTCAGCGATAGCCGCCGTCGCAAGTTCGATCAGCAACGTGACCTGATCCTGCTCGGTGGAGGTGAAAGTGCGCCCCTGGCGGGTCGCTACATCTGTAACCGTTGCGAAAGCCACGGGCGCTCCTTTCGAGTGGAAACACAAAGGCGCACCGCGACCGAAGCCGCGATGCGCCAAATGCAGTTACGAGCTGTAACCGCCGATGTTGTGCAGGCGACCGTGCTTGCGCTGGTTGCCGTACTTCAGGCCGATCTCGCCGTAGATCTGGTACTTGTCAGCAGCACCAGTCTTGGACAGCGGCTCCACGAAGAAGTGACCCTTGCCGGGTACTTCAAGGAAAGCAACGTCCAGATCCTCGAGGGAGAGGACATACGCCTCATCCGACGGGACGTGACGGTTCAGCATGACGTTCAGCTTGCCGAAGTCAGTCTCGATGGACTGGCAGTTGACGCCGCCGACGTTGCTGTCCTGCCAACGGTAGCCGTCCGTGGCGTTGACGAACGCCTCGGAGATGGCGCGCTTCTGGGTCGAACCGACCATGAGAACGCGGGTTTCGCCTTCCATCAGGCCACCATTGTCGTAGCACATCTGCATCACGTCGAGGATGTCGTCCTTGTCGAGCGTGGTGTCAGCGTTGTTCTTGACATTGGTGGTGATGACCGACGCCAGACCAGCGGTCTTGCGGGCGGTCGAGTTGTTGGCGGGCTCAACCATCGTGTTCTTGATGAAGCCAACCTCAACGTCACGGGCGATCTGGACGAGGTGCTGCTGGAGCTGCCAGTCAACCTCGTTCGTCACGGCGTTCGAGCCGTTGCCGGCAACGCCGTACGGGTGGCTTGAACCGTTGGAAGCGATCTGACCAATCGCGGCCTGCTTGGTGTAAGACACCTCGAGCTGCTCCTGGTGGATCTCGACCACGTTACGAACCGTCGAACGGGTCCGTGCGGTAGCGGTCGGTGCGTCCGCACCTTCGAGGCGCTGACGGGCTTCGTCGGCGTCACGCAGGTCATAAGTCGACCAACTGAAAACGGTCGAATCGACGCTGATTCCGCCGGTCAGACCACCGATGGATGAAAGAAGGGGAGTGTCCTGCGGGGTAATCCCGAGGAGTTCACCCGTGTAATTGGGAAGGTCGAAGGTATCGCCCTGTCCTGTGATTCCGGCCATAATAGGCTCCTTGTGTTATGGCCCTACTGACGAGAAGCGAGGAGCTTCTGGTTCTTCAGGCTCATGGATGTTTTGATGTCGCCCGCCTTCTCCGCCGACCGGATCTGCTCATCGAGATCCGGGGGCGTTACAGGGGTGCGAGCGCCACCATCACCGGGAGGGGGCGTTTCGCCTGGGAGCGTTCCCAGGTCCTCAAGGAGACTGTCGGCGTCAGCCTGGATCTCCTCGACGGTTTCCCCGGTCAGCCTGCTGGCAAGACGCGGGGGAAGGTTCTTTTCGGCGGCGACGGTCGCCCGTAGCTGCCGGACTTCAAGCTGGTGGTTCTGGTTGCGGAGGGCTTCGAGTTCCTTCTGGGTCTCGGCAAGCGCCTCTTCGCGCTTCTCTGCCTCTGACTTCTGCGCGTCCTCGTACTCCTTGATCTTGGCGAGGGCTTCGTCGCGTTCGGCTTTCGCCTTCTTCGCGGCTTCGCGCTCCGCCTTGATCGCGTTGCTCACGGCATCGGGCTTCTCGGCCTGTGCCGCAATGTCCTCAACCGCCGCCTCAGCGTTGATCGGGGCATCTGCAACGGGTGACTCGTCGCCCACCGGGGGCTTCTCAACTACGGGGTCCATACGATGGCTCCTTATGTGGGCGCGTCGAGCGCCGTAGGGTTTACTTCTGCTGTGTGGAAAAGTCGTGTGACGGATCGGCAATGGTCGGGCCGAGTTCGCCATGCGTGTTGACCGCCACACCCTCCGGTGGTTTGGTCAACGAAGCGTTGTATTTGGCGACGTTGTTACGGTTCGCCGCGCCGCGGGTGTAGACGACGGGCTCAACGCCGCAGCCGCAACCGTTGTGGATCGGCATGGGATCGTCGGTGCGGAACTGGGCACCGTCGAGCATGAGGCAGAAGTCGCATGCGGCTCCGTCCGCTACCCGCTGGTAGCCCCAGATGACCTCCTCCGACTGCCCGATGGCGGTCAGCGTGTCCCGCATCGCCATCTGAACATCGGTGGAAGCGGTTTGTACGGCGCGGGCAAGGCCCTGTTCCGCCGCCGCCGTGTAAGGGGTGCCATCGGCAAGGGCCGTCCAGGTCGTGTCAAACGGACGCTTGTAAACGTCCTGCGGGTCCGCACCGTTGCGATACCCCGCAATGATCTGGTCGGCGCTGACACCCGTTACGGGCCGGTCAAGTGCGCGGGCTAGATACGCCTCCGTGATGGCGATCTGCTGCCGCCGTGCCGCCTCAATCAACGAAGGGACGGTCTGGAGCCAAGTGGCAAGGGAACCGTCGCGGTGATCGGGGAGGGCGTACCAAATGCGGGTGACCGCCTCGACCGTGCGCTTACGAAGCGCGGCGTTCAGTTCAATATGCCGGTCAGCTAGCTGGGACATCGGGCGTGTCCGGCTGGTTCACATCGGGGGCGGTCGCGGCGGGCGGGGTGCCGAACACGTCGGTCCTCAAGCCCTCCTCGACCAACATGGACTTGAACCTTGCGATCTGCTGCGGCGAGTAGCCGGCATCGGCCCACAACTGCTCCTTCGGAACACCAAACGTGGACTTCTTCACCAACGAATCGGCAAGTTCAGCCTCCGAACGGGCCTCCGACGGTGCCCAATCCACCTCAGCGGAAAGGTCCATGGCCCGGTCGTCGTTCATCCATGCGAAAGCGAGCCGGATGGCTTCCTCGATGCCCTCGCCAAAGCTGATTTTCTTCGCGCTCGTCTTAGACGCCAGCCCCGCCTCCGCTGCCTTCAGCGCGTCACCGGAAACGTTCGTGATCTGCCCGAGAAGGTAATGCGGCGGGGTGCGGGTACGGGCGGCAAGCGACTGGATGCGCTGCTCAATCGCCCCAAGGTAATTGCTGAGATCCGTGGCCTGGAACTCGCCAAAGCGGACGTTCTCCCCGTCACCGATCCAAAGGCGGTCAACGGCAGCCTTGAAAGGCTCCTGGGGCTTGTTGGTCTCCTCGTCAATCGGGACCTCGAGGCCTGTCGCCCACCGCTGCTTGAACGCCGCGACCTCAGACGAAACCATCATGTCCGCAAGAAGCTTGTTGATCTGATCGACCGTCGAAACGATGTCCACCATGTCCGAACGACCCAGCCCCACATGGGCGTACTGGTTCACGTTATGCGGCAACGCCTCAAGTGCCGTAGGGACACGACACGGAAGCATCTGCGGCTCGTTCACTAACGGCACGACCGGAACAACACCAAGCTTGTTTTTCCCCGCAGGACGGCGCACAACCCAGCCGTTCTCACCCTTCTTGAAGAAGTGGATTTCGTCCGGCAGGTACAACGTCGCGCAAACCTCGCCCGTGTCCTCCCGCCAACGCTTCAACGCCGCCGTCCTCCGCCGCCGGTCGCCGCCGGCACGGGCCACAATCATCTGCGAAGGATGCTCAACCGTGATCCGCGGAACAACCGTCTCCGAACGCTTCGAGAAAAACCTGCCGAACACACCCCTCGGGCGCATCTCCTCCTCCGGCCACACCAGCAGATACGACTCGCCGTGCTTCGCCGCCTCCGTAAACGCCAACGAACCATCGGCGTCAAGCTGATTCTCCTGCCAGATACGCCACGCCTCATCGTCACCCTGGGCGTCCTTGCCGAAACGGAAACCCTGCGGCTTCAAACGCTCCGTCGACGCGCCAATGACCAACGGAATCCAGTTATCGGACACCGCGGCAAGCATCTGCCCGAAAGCCTCACGGAACGCGGAAGAAGCGAACGTCATCTTTTGACGGCCCGCGAAATAATCCTCCTGAAGCTCCACCAGCCGCCAACGACGGTTCAGCTCGTCCTCGAGATGGTCAACCCACCAAAGCGGGTGCCCCACAGGGTACTTTTCCGGGTTTTCCTGAACAAGCGATACTTCGACCGCTTCGTTAGGGGGCGTAAGCGCCATGTGGTGCTCCTTCTTAGAAAGTTACGAGGCGTCCCCTTTTCTTCTTCTTGGGCTCACCCGCCGCGATAGCGTCCCCTCGTGCCTTCCACGAAAGGACCGCGCACATCGCAAGGTCGATTTTGTTTGGCGACTTGGCCCCCTCCTTGCCAATCAGCCAGAGGAACTTGCCCTCTTCGTCACGCATGTTTGTCGGGCGACGAATGGAGTTGCCGACGTGCCTGACAAGGGGTTCGCTACCGTCGTGGCTCATCACATCCGGGCGCATATCGGTCTTGAACTCCCGAAGTGCAAACGCCATTTTTTTCCGGTGGTTAGTCCACCAAGCAATTACTTTGTCATCGCCGTACTTGCCCATCCAACGGTCGACCGCCTCCTGCCAATACGGGGGGTCGCAATACATCCGCCACACATCCCAGTGCTTGAAGATGTAGTCCACCGTGTCATCAACCTCGTCCACCGGGACCATCCATTCGGTGTCCGGCGAAAGGCTTTTCGGACGCTCCCAAACGCCCGCCATGTGTTGATGTCCTGTCTCAACGTCAGTCACGACAAGGCCGGTAGCGTCGTTGTAAAGGGAACCGTCGAAACCGACCGTGACGAGCGCACCTTTTTTGATTTCAGACGCCTTGGCTAGCGCTTCGTACTGCTCAATGTCAAAGGCCTTGGCTTCGCCGGCCACAACCCGGTTTCCATAGAAACGCTCCGCCTCGCCAGGGTCCTCCTCGAGGATTTCGGCGGCCTCCGCCTCAATGCCATCAAGGTCAACCCAATGCGAATCTAGATACACCGCCCTGTGGATTTCCGCACGATCCGCCTTGACCAAATAATCAAGATCCTTGGGGGGAAGGGGATGAAACCTGAACACGTCCTCCGCCGCTGACTCCGCCGTGCGCTGTGCCACGGACTGCTCGCCAGGGTCCCATGCGTTTGTCGTTTCCTCAGAGCGTCCGCCCATACCGGAAAGGCCACGTCGCTGAGTGTGGGCAACCTTGACCATACCGTTCTGCTCATCCCAAATGCCAGTTTCGTCCTGGGGAACAAACGTCACGCGCTGACCGAGGCGTGACTTCGCGCTCGAGGTCACCACGTCAATGCGCCCACCGTTCGGAAGTCGGATGAACTCCTCGCCGGTCTTGGGAATGATGTGTGACAGCGGCCCCTTGTCAATCATGGGCCGAAGCGCGTCATAAATGTTGTCGGTTTGTTCTTCCGAGAACGCAGTGATCTGAATTAGCGGCGTCGGCCACGGCTGGGCCATCGCTTCACCGGGCTCATACTCATAAACCCAGTCACATTGGCAGCCGTAATCTCGGCAGTCCCAGGTTTCACCGCCCTTGGCCCAGCCCGCAAACAAAGCCGGGCCGACACCCTCCACGCAAACATGCGCTCCCGTGTAGGGGGCCTTTCCTGCCTTCTGTGGAAGAACTATCTGCGCACGTCGATTGACGAAAGCCGTGGCGAGCTGCCCCACCTTCGCGGAAAGCTTCAGCCGATAGAAATTGAGCAGGCACCAAGCCTGCCAGCCGGCCAGCTCAAAGGGCTGCCCCGCGTCAAACCCATCGGGAACAACACAGTGGCGGGTGACCCAATCGGCGGCTACGAATAGCGTTGGGAAGTCAACCGTAAAGTTCGGGCTACTCTGCTCCACCGGTTACGACCCTGAAGCGATTACGCGCCTGTGACGCGCTGGCTGCGGGGCGCTGTTGTGTCTCGTTCGGCCTTGGGTCCTCAATCTTCCAGTGATTGCGGAGCAGCCCGGGAAGCGAAAGGCCAAGTGCCTCCTGCTGCTGCTTCACCAACGTTCGGGCATTCGTGGCCGCGTCGTTTTTTTCCGCGGCGATGAGGGAGCGGACATAGAGGGCGACTTCGATCTCCTGACCGTTCGCCTCCCAAATAACCGCCTGGGGCCGCTTCCATTCCTGCGCCCACAATTCTGCTTCCCTCTTGGACTTGCCAGCAAGCGGCCACTTCGGGGCAGCGCCAGAACGTCCTTCTGCGGGTAGTGTGACCCAGCTTTCACCATCGCGGTCTCTGCGGAGCGCATTTGGATCGGGTGCCGGGCCAGAGTGTGCTCGTGCGCCACCTGGCATAACCGTTCTCCTAAAAGTTTGGAACCTGACCGACCTGACAAGGCCT